TTGACAAGCTTCGCAAGGATGCTGCCGGACAGGTCGGTGCAGGCGCACTCGACCTTGTCGCGGCGCGAGACGAGATCGGGCGCCGCCTGGCTTGCCTGCGCCGCGCAGGAGGAGGTTGACGATTTCCTGGGCGGGCTCAGCGACAACGCGCTGGCGGCGCTGCCCTGGCTGTTCGAGTTCTGGGCGCTGCCGCATCAGCTGCCGCCCGAGGGCGACTGGAAGACCTGGATCATCATGGGCGGGCGCGGCGCGGGCAAGACCCGCGCCGGCGCCGAATGGGTCCGCGCCCAGGTCGAGGGCGCGACGCCCGAGGCGCCGGGCCGGGCGCATCGGGTGGCGCTGGTCAGCGAGACGCTGGACCAGGCGCGCGACGTGATGGTGTTCGGGGAATCGGGCATCCTGGCCTCGTCGCCGCCCGACCGGCGCCCGGTCTGGGAGGCGGGGCGGCGGCGGCTGGTCTGGCCGAACGGGGCCACGGCGCAGCTGTTCTCGGCCCATGAGCCCGAGGCGCTGCGCGGGCCGCAATTCGACGCCGCCTGGGTCGATGAGCTGGCCAAGTGGAAGAAGGCCGAGGAATGCTGGGACATGCTGCAATTCGCGCTGCGGCTGGGCGCGCATCCGCAGCAGGTGGTCACCACCACGCCGAAGAACGTGGCGGTGCTGAAGCGGCTGTTGCGCCAGTCCTCGACCGTGACCACCCATGCGCCGACCGATGCCAACCGCGCCTATCTGGCCGAGAGCTTCCTGGCCGAGGTGCAGGCGCGCTATGGCGGCACGCGGCTGGGCCGGCAGGAGCTGGAGGGGCTGCTTCTGGAGGATGTCGAGGGGGCGCTGTGGAATGCGGCGGCTCTGGAGCGGTGCCGCGTCGAGGCGGTGCCCCGGCTGTCGCGCATCGTCGTCGCCGTCGATCCGGCGGTGACGGCGGGCGCGGCTGCGGACGAATGCGGCATCGTGGTGGCGGGCGTGGTCAGCGAGGGGCCGGTGACGGATTGGCGGGCCTATGTTCTGGAGGATGCCTCGGTCCGGGGCGGGCCGCTGGATTGGGCGCGGGCCGCCATTGCGGCGATGCAGCGCCATGGCGCCGAGCGGCTGGTGGCCGAGGTCAACCAGGGCGGCGACCTGGTCGAGAGCGTGATCCGGCAGGTCGACCCGCTGGTGCCGTTCCGCGCCCTGCGGGCCGGGCGCGGCAAGGGGCTGCGGGCCGAGCCGGTGGCGGCGCTTTACGAGCAGGGGCGGGTGCATCACCTGCGCGGGCTGGGGCCGCTGGAGGAGCAGATGTGCCGCATGACGGTGGCGGGCTATGACGGGCGCGGCTCGCCCGACCGGCTGGATGCGCTGGTCTGGGCGATCCACGAGCTGATGATCGCGCCGGGGGCGCATCATCTGCGTCCGGCGGTGCGGGGGCTTTAGGGGGGCTCCGCCCCCCGCGCCTGCCGCCCCCCTCGACGGGGGGCGGCAGGCGCTCCCCCCGGGATATTTGGACACGGAAGAATGGGCCTTGGGCTTAGCGAAGGGTCGCCGTCGGCGGCCCTTTTTTCTTGGGATTTCAGGAGGAAACCATGGCATTTTCCTGGTTCGGGCGGAAGCGGGTGCCGGCGGGCGCGTCCGCCGCCCCGGGCGAGACGAAGGCCAGCGCCGCCGGCAAGCTGGTGGCGCTGGCGGCGGGATCGGGGCGCGTGGTCTGGTCGCCGCGCGATTTGGTCAGCCTGACGCGCTCGGGTTTCGTCGGCAATCCGGTGGGGTTTCGCGCCGTACGGCTGATTGCCGAGGCGGCGGCGGCCGTGCCGCTGATCTGCCGGGACCGCGAGCGGCGCTATGAGGTGCATCCGGTGCTGGACCTCTTGCGCCGGCCCAATCCGGGCCAGGGCCGGGCCGAGCTGTTCGAGGCGCTGTTCGGGCAGATCCTGCTGAGCGGCGACGCCTATCTGGAGGCGGTGGGCGAGGGTGCCAGGGGTCTGCCGGCCGAGCTGCACGTCCTGCGCTCGGACCGGATGGCGGTGGTGCCGGGGCCGGACGGCTGGCCGGTCGCCTATGAATATGGCGTGGGCGGGCGCAAGATGCGCTTCGACATGGCCGGCAGTCCCGATCCGATCTGCCATATCCGCAGCTTTCATCCGCTGGACGACCATTACGGGCTGTCGCCGATGCAGGCGGCGGCGGTGGCGGTGGATGTGCACAACAGCGCCTCGGGCTGGTCCAAGGCGCTGCTGGACAACGCGGCGCGGCCCTCGGGCGCCATCGTCTACAAGGGGGCGGACGGGCAGGGCAGCCTGTCGCCGGACCAGTATGACCGGCTGGTGACCGAGATGGAGATGCATCATCAGGGCGCGCGCAATGCCGGGCGGCCGATGCTGCTGGAGGGCGGGCTCGACTGGAAGCCGATGGGGTTCTCGCCCTCCGACATGGAGTTTCACCAGACCAAGCTGGCGGCGGCGCGCGAGATCGCCCAGGCCTTCGGCGTGCCGCCGATGCTGATCGGGATTCCCGGCGAGGCGACCTATGCCAATTACGCCGAGGCGCACCGGGCCTTCTACCGGCTGACGGTGCTGCCGCTGGTCTCGCGCGTGGCCAGTGCCGTGGCCTGGTGGCTGAGCGAGCATCTGGGGGCCGAGATCGACCTGCGCGCCGACCCCGACCAGGTGCCGGCGCTGGCCGAGGAGCGCGACCAGCAATGGAAGCGCGTGGGCGAGGCGGTTTTCCTGACCGAGGCCGAGAAGCGCGCGGTGCTGGGGCTGCCGCCGCTGGCGGAGGGATGAGATGGAGGGCTCGCGTTTCGTCAAGGAGCCCTTCGACTGGCACGACCAGCGCCTTGAGACGCAGGAGCGCATCATGGCGCTGCAATTCGGCCAGGTCGAGCGCCGGCTGGAGCGGATCGAGGCGCTGATCGAGGGGCTGGAGCGGCGGCTGTGGATGACCGTCTATGGCGTCGTGGCGGTGATCCTGACCCAGGCGGTGCAGTCGATCCTGGAATATGCCCCGAAAGGAGGGTGAGGTGAGTTCGAAAGATTACGGGCTGGAGCTGAAATATGCCGCCGGCGGGTCGCTGCTGGCCGAGGGCACGCGCATCGAGGGCTATGCCAGCCTGTTCGGCCTGGCCGACCAGGGCGGCGACGTCGTGGTCCGGGGCGCCTATGCCGCGAGCCTGAAGCGGCTGGCGGCGCGGGGCGATCGGGCGCGGATGCTGTGGCAGCACGATCCCGCCCGGCCCATCGGCGTCTGGGAGGAGATCCGCGAGGACGAGAAGGGGCTGTGGGTCAAGGGGCGGCTGTTGCCCGAGATCGCCCAGGCCCGCGAAGCGGCGGCGCTGGTCGCGGCGGGCGCCATCGACGGGCTGTCGATCGGCTATCGCACCATTGCCGCCGAGCGCGACGGCAAGGGCCGGCGCCTGCTGTCCGAGGTCGAACTGTGGGAGGTGTCCTTGGTCACCTTCCCGATGCTGGCCGAGGCCAAGGTCGGCACGAAATCCGATGCCGGCCACGAGATGGCGGCGGCCTTCCGGGCCGCGACGCTGGCGCTGCGCGCCAAGTGAGTTTCACCGAAACGGAGGGGATCATGACCGAGGTGAAAGCCGCGGCCGGGGCGGATGTGCCCGGCGACCTGGGGGCCGAGATGCTGGGCTTTGTCCAGGAATTGAAGGCATTCCGCAGCGAGATTCAGAACCGATTGGAAGCACAGGAAGAACGCATGACCATGCTGGACCGCAAGACGATTTCCCGCGCCCGCGCCCCTCTGTCGGTCGAGGCCGACCAGGGCGCGCCGCATCAGAAGGCCTTCGACGCCTATATCCGCCATGGCGACGACGGCGCGCTGCGCGGCCTGCCGCTGGAGGGCAAGGCGATGACCACCGGCTCGGACGGCGGCTTCCTGGTGGCGCCGACGGTGGCCATGCAGGTGCAGGAGGCGCTGAACGTCACCGCCTCGCTGCGCCGCGTCGCCAATGTCGTGACGGTGGAATCCGCGAGCTACGAGGTGCTGGTCGATATGGGCGACATCGCCCATGGCTGGGCCAGCGAGGCCACCGCCCAGGCCGAGACCGGCACCCCCACCGTGCAGCGGGTGGTGATCCCGGTGCATGAGCTTTCCGCCATGCCCAAGGCCAGCCAGCGCCTGCTGGACGATGCGGCCTTCGACGTCGAGACCTGGCTGGCCGGGCGCATCGCCGAGAAATTCGCCCGCGCCGAGGCCACGGCCTTTGTCAACGGCGACGGCGTGAACAAGCCCAAGGGCTTCCTGACCCATGCCAAGGCGCCGAACGGCACCGCGACCAATGTGCAGATCGGCACCATCCCCTCGGGCGGGAACGGCGATTTCGCCGCCACCAACCCCGCGAATGCGCTGATCGACCTGGTCTATGCGCTGGGCGCGCAATACCGCGCCAATGCGAGCTTCGTGATGAATTCCAAGACCGCCGCGGCGGTGCGCAAGATGCGCGACGCGGATGGCCGCTTTCTCTGGGCAGACAGCCTGGCCATGGGGCAGCCGGCGCAGCTTCTGGGCTATCCGGTGCTGGTCTGCGAGGACATGCCCGACATCGCGCAGGGCTCGCATTCCATCGCCTTCGGCGATTTCCGCTCGGCCTATACCATCGTCGAGCGGCCGGACCTGCGGGTGCTGCGCGATCCCTTCTCGGCCAAGCCGCATGTGCTGTTCTATGCCACCAAGCGCGTCGGCGGCGGCGTCACCGATGCCCGCGCCGTCAAGCTGATGGTCTTCGGCTGATCCAAGGCCGAAGCGGGGGCCGCGCGGGCCATGTCCGCCTGACCGGCAAGCCACTGTCCGCGCGCGCGAGGGCGGACATGCGCGGCCCCCTTTTCGTCCAGAGGATGCGGCAGCCCTGCGAGTGGGAGAGACGAAGATGATGCTTGTGGAAGTGACGGCGCCCGCGACCGAGGCGCTGCCCGTCGCGGGGTTGCGCGACCATCTGCGGCTGGGAACGGGGTTCGGCCTGGCGGAGGACGCGGCCGAGACCGCGGCGCTGGCGGGGTTCCTGCGCGCGGCCATCGCCACCATCGAGGCGCGCACCGGCAAGGTTCTGCTGGCCCGGCAGTTCCGGCTGCGGCTGGAGGACTGGCGCGACCCATCGGGCCAGCCGCTGCCGCTGGCGCCGGTCGAGGCGGTGGAGCGGGTCGAGATCATCGATGCGGCGGGCGCGGTGGTGCTGGTCGATCCGGCACGCTACCGGCTGGTGCCGGACATGCAGCGGCCGATGCTGAAACCGATGGGGGCGCTGCTGCCGGCGGTGCCCTCGGGCGGGTTCGTCGGCATCACCTTTCAGGCCGGGTTCGGCACGGCATGGTCGCGGGTGCCGGCCGATCTGGCGCAGGCGGTGCTGCTGCTGGCCGCGCGCTATCACGAGGATCGCAGCTTCGAGGGCACCCGGGGCGCGATGCCTTTCGGCGTCAGCGCGCTGATCGAACGCTGGCGCTCGGTGCGGGTGCTGGGAGGGCGCGGTGCTTCGCGCGGCCGGGCATGAGCGTGCCGCGGCTGACGGTGCCGCTGGTCGTGGAATCTCCGGTCCGCGAGCCCGACGGGATGGGGGGCTTTCAGCTGTCCTGGCAGGAGGTCGGGCGGATCTGGGCCGAGATGCGGTCGGGCGCGGGCGGCGAGCGCATCGCCGAGGTGGGGGCGCAGAGCGTCGTGACCTGGCGGATCACCGTCAGGGCGGCGCCTGTCGGCGACCCGTGCCGCCCGCGCCCCGAGCAGCGTCTGCGGCTGGGCGAGGGCGCGCATGCCCGGCGCTTTCGCATCGAGGCGGTGGCCGAGAGCGATCCCGGCGGGCGCTGGCTGGTCTGCGTGGCAAGGGAGGAGGTGCCGGCATGAGCTATCGGGGAACGGCCGCGCTTCAGGCGGCGGTCTATCGGGTGCTGCGCGAGGATGCGGCGCTGGAGGGGCTGGTGGGCGACGCGATCTATGACGCGATGCCGGTGGCGGCGCCGGCGGGCCCCTATGTCGCGCTGGGTCCCGAGGAGGTGCGCGACGCCGGCGACATGACGGCGGCGGGGGCGGTGCATGACTTCGTCGTCTCGGTGTTGTCGGGGGCCGAGGCGGCGAACGGCTTCGGCGCCGTCAAGGCGGTGGCGGTCGCGGTCAGCGAGGCGCTGGAGACGGCCGACATGGCGCTGGATCGCGGGCATCTGGTGGGGCTGTGGTTCCTGCGCGCCCGGGCGCGGCGCGCGGAAAACGGCGCGGGGCGGCGGGTCGACCTGACCTTTCGCGCGCGCATCGACCTGGGTTGAGGAGAGACGAAGATGGCAGTGCAGAACGGACGCGACCTGCTGATCAAGATGGACATGACCGGCGACGGCCATTTCGAGACCGTGGCGGGGCTGCGGGCCACCCGGCTGGGCTTCAATGCCGAGACGGTGGACGTGACGAGCCTGGAGAGCGAGGGGCGCTGGCGCGAGCTGCTGGCGGGCGCCGGGGTGCGCTCGGCCAGCATCTCGGGGTCCGGGGTGTTTCGGGACGGGACGACGGACGAACGCGCGCGGCAGGTGTTCTTCGACGGCGAGGTGCCGCGCTTCCAGGTGGTGATCCCGGATTTCGGCACCGTCGAAGGGCCGTTCCAGATCACGTCGCTGGAATATGCGGGCAGTTACAATGGCGAGGCGACCTATGAGATTTCCATGGCGAGTGCGGGCGCGATCAGCTTCGTCGCGTTCTGAGATGACCAATCCGTTGGCGGGCGAGGTCGAGATTTTTCTCGATGGCCGGGCGCATGTGGCCAGGCTGACGCTGGGCGCCCTGGCCGGGCTTGAGTCGGAACTGGGCGCCGAGAGCATGGTCGCGCTGGTCGAACGCTTCGAGGGCGGGCGGTTTTCCAGCCGCGACGTGATGGCGGTGCTGGTCGCGGGCTTGCGGGCGGGCGGCTGGCCGGGCGGCATGGAGGAGCTGGCCGCGGCCGAGCTGCGCGGCGGGCCGGTGGCGGCGGCGCATGCGGCGGCGGCGCTGCTGGCGCGGGCTTTCCGCATCGAGGGCACATGAGCGGCGGGCTGGACTGGCCGGGGCTGATGCGTGCCGGCCTGGGGCCGGTGCGGCTGGGCGGGCTGGGGCTGACGCCCGCGCAGTTCTGGGCGCTGACCCCGGCTGAGCTGGCGCTGATGCTGGGCGTCGAGGCGCGGGGCGCGGCGATGACCCGCGAGCGACTGGCGGAGCTGGCCGCGCGCTATCCCGACCGGCCCGCCGGTTAGCATGAGGGAAAGGAGGCGCCGTCATGGCGAACAAGGACGGATTCGACCGGCTGGAGGAGGACGGCCCGGCCGCGCTGGGCAAGGGGCTGGAGCAGAGCGCCCGGCTGGCGGCGGAGTTCGACGCCGAGCTGGCGCGGCTGCGGGCGTCGATGATCTATACCAATCGCGAGGTCGGCACGCTGACATCGGGGATCGGCAGCGGGCTGCGGCGGGCGTTCTCGGGGCTGGTCTTCGACGGCATGAAGCTGTCGGACGCGCTGAAGGGCATCGCCCGCAGCATGGCAGACAGCGCCTTCGCCGTGGCGATGAAGCCGGTCGAGCAGGCGCTGGCCGGGGCCATCGCGCAGGGGGTGAACGGCATGGTCTCGGCGGCGCTGCCCTTTGCGGATGGCGCGGCTTTCGCGCAGGGGCGGGTGATGCCCTTTGCCAAGGGCGGCGTGGTCAGCCAGCCGACCTATTTCCCGATGCGCGGCGCGACGGGACTGATGGGCGAGGCCGGGGCCGAGGCGATCATGCCGCTGCGCCGCGGTGCCGACGGCCGGCTGGGCGTGGCGGCCTCGGGCGGGGCTGCGCGGCCGGTGAACGTGACCTTCAACGTCTCGACCCCCGACGTGAGGGGGTTCCAGCGCAGCCAGAGCCAGATCGCCGCGCAGATGGGGCGGCTGCTGGCGCGCGGGGAAAGGAACGGGTGATCCATGGCATTTCACGAGATCAGGTTTCCGGCGAACCTGTCCTTCGGCTCGGTCGGCGGGCCGGAGCGGCGGACCGAGATCGTCGCGCTGACCAACGGGCATGAGGAACGGCGCACGCCTTGGGCGCATTCGCGGCGGCGCTATGATGCCGGGCTGGGGCTGCGCTCGCTGGACGACGTGGCGGCGCTGATCGCCTTTTTCGAGGCGCGGGCCGGGCAGATGCACGGGTTTCGCTGGAAGGACTGGGCGGATTGCAAGTCCTGCGCCCCGAGCGCAGCGGTGAGTTTCCAGGACCAGGAGATCGGCATGGGCAACGGGGTGCGGCGGGAATTTGCGCTGCGCAAGGCCTATGCCTCGGGGCCGGCGCGTTATTGGCGGCCGGTGACGAAGCCGGTCGAGGGTACGGTGCTGGCCGGGGCCGGCAATGTCGAGTTGCGCGCGGGCGTGGATTTCGTGGTCGATACGGTCACGGGCATGGTCAGCTTTGCCGCGCCGCCCGAGGCGGGGGCCGTGGTCACGGCGGGGTTCGAATTCGACGTGCCGGTGCGCTTCGACACGGATCGCATCGCCGTTTCGGTCGCCTCGTTCCAGGCCGGGGACCTGCCGCAGGTGCCGGTGGTGGAGGTGCGGCTATGACCGAGACGATTGCGAGGGCCTGGGCGGTCCGGCGGCGCGACGGGCTGGTGCTGGGTTTTACCGATCACGACCGGGCGCTGTCCTTCGAGGGCATCGCCTTTCGCCCCGACAGCGGGCTGAGCGCGCGGGCGGTGGTGCAGGGCCTGGGCCTGTCGGTGGACAACAGCGAGGCGGTGGGCGCGCTGTCGGATGCGGCGATCACCGAGCGCGACCTGATGGCCGGGCGCTGGGACGCGGCCGATGTGCGGCTGTGGGAGGTGGACTGGGCTGATACCGCGAACCGGCGGCTGGTGTTTCGCGGTCATCTGGGCGAGGTGGTGCGCAGCGGCGCGGCCTTCCGAGCCGAGCTGCGCGGGCTGTCCGAGCCCCTGAACAAGGCGCAGGGGCGGGTCTATCACCCGCGCTGCTCGGCGGCGCTGGGCGATGGACAGTGCCGGTTCGACCTGGCGCGCGCCGGCTATTCGGCCGAGGGGGTGGTTGTCTTTGACGAGGGGGATCGGCTGGAGCTGTCGGGCCTGGCCGGGCATGACGCGGGCTGGTTCGAGCATGGCCAGCTGGTGGTGCTGTCGGGCGCGGCCGAGGGGCTGTCGGGGCTGGTCAAGGCGGATGCCGCGCTGCCCGGCGGCCGGCGCGAGGTCGAGCTTTGGACGGCGCTGGGTATTCGCCCGGCCCCGGGCGACCGGGTGCGGCTGCTGGCCGGCTGCGACAAGCGGGCCGAGACCTGCCGGATGAAGTTCCTGAACCACCTGAACTTTCGCGGCTTTCCGCATTTGCCGCCCGAGGACTGGCTGATCGCGCCCAAGGTGAACCGATGAGCGCGGCCGTCGTTCGGGCGGCGCGGGCCTGGATCGGCACGCCCTATGTGCATCAGGGCTCGGTCCGGGGGGCGGGGACGGATTGCCTGGGGCTGGTGCGCGGCATCTGGCGCGAGCTCTTCGGCGCCGAGCCCGAGGCCATGCCGGCCTATACCCCGGATTGGGGCGAGGTCGGCGGGGCCGAGTTGCTGCTGGGCGGGGCGGGGCGGCTGCTGCTGCCCGCGCCGGACGAGCGGCCGGGCGATGTGCTGGTCTTTCGCATGCGGGCCGGGGCAATCGCCAAGCATATGGGAATAGTGGCGGAAACCGGCGAGCGGGCCAGCTTCGTGCATGCCTATGACCGGCATGGCGTGGTGGAAAGCCCGCTTTCGGCGCCATGGCGGGCGCGGATCGCGGGGCGGTTCCGGTTTCCGCCGGTTTGAGGGAAAGGGAAGGGCGCAATGGCGACGATACTGCTGTCGGCGGTCGGGGCATCGCTGGGTGCGGGCTTTGGCGGCACGGTTCTGGGGCTTTCGGGTGCCGTCATCGGCCGGGCCGTGGGCGCGACGTTGGGGCGGGTCATCGACCAGCGCCTGCTGGGCGGCGGCTCGAAGGCGGTCGAGACCGGGCGCGTGGACCGGATGCGCATCCAGACTGCGGGCGAGGGCACGGCGATCCCGCGGCTCTGGGGGCAGATGCGGGTGCCGGGCCATGCGATCTGGGCCGGGCCGCTGGACGAGACGCGGCGCAGCCATGGCGGCGGCAAGGGGTCGGGGCCGCGCGTGACCGAGATCGGCTATCGGTTGAGCTTTGCGCTGGCGCTGTGCGAAGGGCCGATCCTGGGCGTGGGCCGGATCTGGGCGGATGGAGAGGAGATCGCGCCCGACGACCTGAACATGCGCGTCTATCCGGGCGACGAGGCGCAGCTGCCCGACCCGGCCATCGCCGCGCAGGAGGGCGACGCGGCCCCGGCCTATCGCGGCATCGCCTATGTCGTCTTCGAGGACCTGGCGCTGGAGAGATGGGGCAACCGGGTGCCGCAGCTGTCCTTCGAGGTGACACGGGCGGCCAGGAACGGCCGGGGCCTGTCGCGCGAGGTGCAGGCGGTGGCGATGATCCCCGGCACCGGGGAATATTCGCTGGCGACCACGGCGGTCAGCTATGACCTGGGCCTGGGCGAGATGCAGGTGGCCAACCGCAACACGGCGCTGGCGCCGACCGATTTCCAGGCCTCGATGCGGATCCTGGGGCGGGAATTGCCGCATGTCGGCTCGGTCTCGCTGGTGGTGTCCTGGTTCGGCGACGACCTGCGGGTCGGCGAATGCACGGTGCGGCCCAAGGTCGAGGACCTGTCGCGCGACGGGCAGGGGATGGCTTGGCGCGCGGGCGGCATCGGGCGCGACGGCGCGGCCGAAGTGGCGCGGGTGGACGGGCGGCCGATCTATGGCGGCACGCCGGCGGACGGCTCGGTGATCGAGGCGCTGCGGGCGATCGCCGAGAGCGGGCGCAAGGCGGTGTTCTATCCCTTCATCCTGATGGAGCAGCTCGCGGGCAACGGTAGGCCAGATCCCTGGAGCGGCGCGGCGCATCAGCCGGTCATGCCCTGGCGCGGGCGCATCACCACCAGCATCGCCCCGGGGCGCGAGGGCAGTCCTGCGGGCACCGCTGCGGCCGAGGCGGAGGTGGCGCGGTTCTTCGGCGCGGCCGAGGCGGGAGATTTCTCGCGCGATGGACTGACGATCCGCTATGACGGGCCGGACGAGTGGTCCTATCGCCGCTTCATCCTGCATTATGCGCATCTTTGCGCGGCGGCGGGCGGGATCGACGCCTTCCTGATCGGCTCGGAGATGGTCGGGCTGACGACGATCATGGCGGCCGGCCATTCGTTCCCGGCGGTCGCGCAGTTGCGGCGGCTGGCGGCGGATGTGCGCGGCATTCTGGGTGAGGGGGTCAGGATCGGCTATGCTGCCGACTGGTCGGAGTATTTCGGTTATCACCCCGGCAATGGCGACGTGCATTTCCATCTCGACCCGCTTTGGGCGGACGAGAACATCGACTTCATCGGCATCGACAACTACATGCCGCTGTCCGACTGGCGCGAGGGCGACGAGCATCTGGACGCGCCTTGGGGGCGGATCGACGATCCGGCCTATCTGCTGGCCAATGTCGCGGGCGGCGAGGGCTACCACTGGTATTACGCCAGCGAGGCCGACCGGCAGGGGCAGCGCCGCACGGAAATCCGCGACGGCGCGCATCACGAGCATTGGATCTGGCGCTACAAGGATATCCGGGGCTGGTGGCAGAACCGGCATCACGACCGCATCGGCGGGGTGCGGCAGGGGCAGCCGACAGCTTGGGTGCCGCGTTCGAAACCTGTCTGGTTCACCGAGATGGGCTGTGCGGCGCTGGACAAGGGCACCAACCAGCCGAACAAGTTCCTGGACGCGATGAGCTCGGAATCCATGCTGCCCTGGTTCTCGGACGGGCGGCGGGACGACGTGATCCAGGCTGCCTATGTACGGGCGATGACCGAGTTCTGGTCGGACCCGGCGAACAACCCGGCCCGTGCCGCGTTCGGCAGGACCGGGGCGGGGCGGATGATCGATATGGGCCGCGCGCATGTCTGGTGCTGGGATGCGCGGCCCTATCCGGCATTCCCGGCGCGCACCGACCTGTGGTCGGACGGCCCGGCATGGGAGCGCGGACATTGGCTGAACGGCCGGGCGGGCGCCGTGCCGCTGGCCGATGTGGTGGCCGAGATCTGCCGCGAGGCGGGGGTGCGCGCCTTTGATGCCGAGGGGCTGCGCGGTCTGGTGCGCGGCTATGTGCTGTCGGGGGCCGAGAGCGGTCGCGCGGCCTTGCAACCGCTGATGCTGGCGCATGGTTTCGATGCGGTCGAGCGCGACGGCGTCTTGCGCTTCGTCATGCGCGGCGCGCGGGTCGATGCGGAGCTGGGCCCCGACGACATGGCGCTGGCCGATGAGGTCGAGGCGGTCGAGGTTTCGCGCGCAGCCGATGCCGAGATGGTCGGGCGCATCCGGCTGACCCATGTCGAGGCGGGTGGCGACTATGCCGCGCGCACGGCCGAGACGATGATGCCGGGGGCGGAGTTCCTGGCGGTCTCGGACAGCGAGCTGGCGATGGCGCTGACCCGCGGCGAGGGGCGGGCGCTGGCGGAACGCTGGCTGTCGGAAGCGGCGGTGGCGCGGGATGCGGTGCGCTTTGCCCTGCCGCCCTCGCTGGGGCACCTGGGACCGGGGGATGTGGTGCGGCTGGCCGAGCCGGGTGTCGAAGCGAAACGCTGGCGCATCGACCGCATCGAGCGGGCCGGCGCGATCACGGTGGATGCGGTGCGGGTCGAGCCGGGGGTCTATCGCCCGGCCCGCGTGGTCGAGGGCGAGGCGGCGCTGCGGCCATTCGTGCCGCCGATCCCGGTCTGGCCGGTCTTCCTGGACCTGCCGCTCTTGCGCGGCGACGAAGTGGCGCATGCGCCGCATCTGGCAGTAACGGCGACGCCCTGGCCGGGGGCGGCGGCGGTCTGGGCCTCGACCGCGCGGGCGGGCGGCTATGGGTTGAACATGACGCTGGCCGAGCCGGCAATCATGGGCCGGACCGAAGGCCCGCTTTCGGCGGCGCGGCCCGGGGTCTGGGATCGCGGCCCGCCGCTGCGGGTCCGGGTCAAGGGCGGTAACCTGGAATCCGCGACGCCCGAGGCGCTGATGGCGGGCGCGAACCTGCTGGCGATCGGCGACGGTTCGGCCGAGGGCTGGGAATTGCTGCAATTCGCCGAGGCGCGGCTGATCTCGACCGGGCTGTGGGAGATCTCGACCCGGCTGCGCGGGCAGGCGGGGACGGATGCCTTCATGCCGGCGGTCTGGCCCGTGGGCAGCGTGGTGGTGCTGCTGGACGGGGCGGCGCGGCAGGTGGACCTGGCGCCTTCGGCCCGCAACCAGCTGCGGCATTGGCGCATCGGCCCGGCGACGCGCAGCCCGGACGATCCGAGCTATCGCCATGTCGCCGTCGCATTCCGCGGCGCCGGGCTGCGGCCGCTGTCGCCCTGTCATTTGGAGGTCCAGGGCCGGATCGCGACCTGGATCCGGCGTACGCGGGTGCAGGGCGACGGCTGGGACGGGCCGGATGTGCCGCTGGGCGAGGCGCAGGAGCGTTATTCGGCCCGGCTGGTCCGAGACGGGCAGGTGCTGGCGCAGGCCGTGGTCGCGGAACCGCGCTGGGTGGTGCCGGACACCACCTGGTCTCAAGCCACGGCCGGTGGCGGCTTTGCCGTCGAGGTCGCCCAGCTTTCCGACACGTTCGGCGCAGGTCCCTATGCAAGGAGAATGATCCATGTCTGAGAACACGACCGCCAATTGCGACCTGCCGCTGCTGATGCCGGCGCAGGCGCAGAAGCATGTCACGGTGAACGAGGCGCTGCTCCGACTGGATGGGCAGGTCGATTTGGTGCTGCAAAGCCTGACTCGCATCACTCCGCCCGCGAGCGTGGTGGATGGCATGTGCTGGGGTGTGCCGCAGGGCGCGGTCAATGCCTGGGAGGGGCAGGGCGGCAAGGTCGCCATCGGCGCGAACGGTGGCTGGATCTTTGTCCAGCCGGGCTTTGGCCGGCGCGCGGTCATCGCCGATCAAGGGGTGACGGCCATCCATGACGGTTCGGGCTGGGTGGCGGGCGCCGTCACACTGGGCCAGCACGGCTCGGGCCTGCTGGCGCGGCAGCTCTCCGAGGATGTCACGCTGGGCGCGGGAGACTGGTTCGAGACCGCGATGGCCATTCCGCCCGGCGCTTTGGTCATCGGGGCTGCGGCGCGGGTACAAGAGGCGATCACCGGCAGCGCGACGTCGTGGTCTCTGGGCACAGCGGGCGATGCCGGCAGCCTTTCGCGCTTTGGGCAGGGGCTGGGCAAGGCGCAGGGTTCCTGGGCGCGGGGCGTGTTGTCGCCGCCCATGGTATTCTGGGAGCCTGTGCCCTTGCGGCTGACTGCGGCGGGCGGGCAATTCGCCGGCGGCAAGGTGCGCGTCGTGTTGCATTGGTGGGAATTGCGGCTGCCGGATTGAGCGGACTTTTCGCGCCCGCCGGTTTCCGCTAGACTTGAAAGATGAAACTGACGGGCGCGCCTGAATGAACTTGCAGAAAGACATGATCGAGCCGCTTTCCGACGCTCGGGACGCCCCGCGCGATTCGGTCTGGGGCCGCATCCAGCGCGAGGCGCGGGTCGCCGTGCGCGACGAGCCCTTGCTGGGCGCGCTGATCCATGCCGGGCTGCTGCATCATGCCACCTTCGAGGCGGCGCTGGCCTATCGCTTTTCGCTGAAGCTCGCCTCGCGCGAGATGAGCGAGCAGATCCTGCGCGAGATCGCCGACGATGCTTTGGCCCGCGCGCCGGAACTGTCGGCGGCGGCGCAGGCCGACCTGCTGGCGGTCTATGACCGCGACCCGGCGACGCATCGGCTGATGCAGCCGATCCTGTTCTTCAAGGGCTATCAGGCGCTGCAAGCCTATCGCATCGGGCATTGGCTGTGGCGGCAGGGCCGCCGCGACATGGCCTATTTCGTGCAGATGCGCTGCTCGGAAGTGTTCGGCGTCGATATTCACCCGGCGGCGAAGATCGGCACGGGCGTGATGATCGACCATGCCCATTCCATCGTCATCGGCGAGACAGCGGTGGTGGGCAACGACGTGTCGATGCTGCATTCGGTAACGCTGGGCGGCACCGGCAAGGAGGATGGCGACCGCCATCCCAAGATCGGCAATGGCGTGATGATCGGCGCCGGCGCCAAGGTGCTGGGCAATATCCGCGTGGGGCATCATTCGCGCATCGCCGCCGGCTCGGTCGTCTTGGCCGAGGTGCCGCCCTGCAAGACCGTGGCCGGGGTGCCGGCGCGGATCGTGGGCGATGCCGGCTGCGCGGACCCGTCGAACACCATGAACCAGCTTCTGGGTCACGAAGACCTGTTCTAGAGCCAGTCCGCGTTGCCGCTGCCGGTGAGTTCGGCCAGCGTGACATTCTCGCGCGCGAGCCGTTCGTCGAGGTCGTGGGCGATCCGCGC